TTCCGCATAAGACCTCAGGAGTTCGCAGAAATCCGCAGTGAGATGAGACTAGCTATTGAGGAAGCTACTGGAGTGCCTGTATCAGTCCAAGACCAAATTGACCGTCAGTATCCAGTAACAGGTAAGCGCTTCTCTGACTACTACCATCTAGACGTCTATCAGCAAAAGCTACTCTACGAGTGGGAGACTTATCGCCGCTGGCAGGGAGTTACTACTCCTCTCTATCCTTCCAGCTGGCAACTGCTAGATGTCAAGATTAGAGACTACTACGAAGAGCTAGACAAAGTATATAATGAGGCTAGAACAGTTGGCGTCTATGAGGACGACAAACTAGTCCGTCCTAGTATGGTAGAGATGAACCGTCAGTGGGTAGAAGGAGAGATAGGTCCTGACCAGTGGATGGGCTTCCGTAGTGACTTGGTAGGTAGCATGGCAGAGGCAGTCAGAGTACTTGGCGAGTCTCCTGCCTACAAGGATGTTCCTAAAACTTTTGAGGAGCGCTGTAAGATGCTAGAAGAGCGCAATATACCTACTCCTACTCAGACTCCTGACCAGGAGCTACTCTATTACTACTATGAGCTCCGTCCTGAGTATAAGTGGAACTGGGAGTCTCAGCGTATGGAGAGAGATTTTGATACATACTACGCCTATATAGATATACTGCTAGAGTCTCTAGACGTTCCTCACCGAGAGCGCCTATTACAAAGGATACAAGCTGACTGGACTCCCATGGAGAAGCTCTACTGGCAGATTAGCCGAGAATATATGAGACCTTACAGAAATCTCCGAGACATAGTACTCCGTGAGTATGAGCCTGAGCAGATACAGCAGATACGCAGATTTGAGGTAGCTCCTGCTGCTGAGCGGGAACAGCTACAGGAGATAATAGGTCCTGATGGGCTTAAACTTATATCAGGTTATCAGACAAGGCTTAGAGAGGCTAGACAACGCCTCCGCATACTTGACCCAGAGACAGATGCTTGGCTCAATTTTTTCGGAACCACTACAGCTCTGCTAACCGAGAAAGCTAAGCAGACCTATGAAGAGTTAAGGAAGGAGTATCTAGTACCAGAAATGGTAAAATAAAAAATGTTGTATGTATTATCCTTGACAACGCCCTGTGAATATGGTATACTGATAGTGAGGAGGACTACACTATGGATACAGTACCAGGTGGCAATGCTGGTGGTTCTGGTGGCGAACCAGCTCAGCCTCCAGCTACTACTCCTCCAGCAGCTCCGCCCGCTGCTCCTGAACCTACACCTGTAGCACCAACTGCTAAGGTGGAGGTAAAGGATGGCAAGGTTGAAGTTGATGGTAAGAAGTTTGTAGCGGAATCTGACCTGATAGCTGCTAAGAACAGTTTAGAAGGGAAGTTGACTGCACAGCAGACAGCACACGAGGCAGCCATAGACGCTGCTAAACTAGAGGCATCTGCTGCTCAGCAGACAATAGCCCAACTGAACGCTAAAATTACCGAGAACGAAGAAGCCCGTAAGGCGGGTACAGTGACCGATGAGGAAGCTGTGAAGGTCAAGCAGGAACTAGAGACTGCTAAGAACAGTATAGTGACTCTGACAGTAGATGCTAACAGAGCACTAGAGTTGAGGAGAGCTAACCTAGTACTACAGTACGGGGTTACTCCTGATACTATCAAAGACAAGGATATGAAAGCGCTTGACTCTTTTGAAGAAGCACTGAAGGCTGTATCTACAGCCAGAGGAGGCGGTGTAGGACCTTATGCTGTTGGTGGTGGAACTGGAGAAGCTGCTCCTCAAACTCCTATGGAGAGGGCAGGTAAGATTCTAGAATCTACGCCAGTACGAGGTGTCCGCAACGCTCCTCAAACTTAGAAATCTATTGAAGGAGAAATCAAATGGCTGAATCAGGTGGACACTGGGCTAATCTGGCTGCTGCTCAGAAACTAACGCAGTCAATGAAGATACCTGGTGTCTTTGAAGAGGATATCAAGCGCAATAACCCTTTAGAAAGGCTAACCGTAGGTCAGGCTGCTCACAGCGGTCTCAAAATAGAGTGGCTAAGAGAAAAGCCTGCAAGCGTAACTGCCATTGAGGCTGCTGTAACTGAGATTGACATTGGCGAGCAGCTGTCCTGGACCGAGGATGTAGACTACGATGAGAAGGAAATGACTCTTCGCCGCTCCTATATCCAGAGGAAACTTGACCACTTCCTGCCAGGTATCTACGGAACCTACAACAACTACGAAGCAAGGATGCTTCTGGAGTCTGAGAAAGGACTCAAGCGGAAGATAGGAGCTAGGATAATCTATGCTGACAATACCTATACCAGCTCTAAGCAGTTTGATGGTATTCATGCCTTAGCTGCTGAGCATGGTACTCCTTGGACTCAAGGCTCTGTTTACGACCCTAAGAACATTGATAATGGAGGGGCAAATGTAGGTCTTAGTCTACACTTCCTGAGGGTGCTGGTAGATAGTATGCTTCATGGTGTAGATGAGCTCTGGGCTCCTTTTGAAATCATCCGCAGAATGGATGCTGCCTATCAGGAGCGGGGTTTTGCTAGCCTAGCAACTGGCACTGCTGGTAACATGAGCTTTATCACTATGGGCTACAATGACCTGGGCAAGAGGATTCTCTTCTGGGACGGTATTCCTATTATCAGAACTGACTACCTCGTAGCTGAGGCAGATGGAACTGGTACTGGAAGCTCGGCTAATGCCAGAGGACTGTATAGCACAGGTACTCGTGCCTACTCCATCTTCGGTATCAAGCATGGTAATGTCCTGAATCAGGAGCCTGGACTAACCTATGCCTATGGTGGAACTGAAGGTCTGGGCGACTTGTATAAGCTAGTCCGCTTCCCAGAACTGGAAGACTACGATGCTGGCGGCATAAGGCTAGTCAACTACGGTGCCTTGCTGCTAGGCTCTAGTCTATGCCTTGGCAGAATTGCTGACATTGGAGACCACGCAATAGTTGCGTAAGGCTTTGAACGGTGTGCCTCAGAAACACCAAAATATAAAAAGGAGAAGAAGAAAATGGCTAACACAAGTTACATTGGAGTAAATCACGACCTTCGCAGTGTGGATGGTAAGCATATCCAGATGCCTCCTTGGTTTGCTGGTGAGGCAGATGAGGGAGTGTGGGGTAACCTTAAGATTCCTGATGTTTATACTTCAACTGTGGCTCCAAGCTATCCCAGAGGCACTATCTTCCGTGATGGGCTAAGGACATTCATCTACTCTAGGCACTCTAGTGCCACTCCGAGCAAGAGAGCCGGTTACCTAGTCAAGACAACCGCCGCTCACTACGATATATCTAACGGAGTGATAAGTGGCGCCTCAGGAGCTAGTACCGTGAACATCACCTACTCTGGCTGCACGGTGAACAAGTATGCTGGAGGCTTTCTTGGTATCAAAGGTACTGTGTATCGTTCCTGCTATATTATCAGCAACACAGTAGCTGCTACCATAGGGAGTGACTCCAACGTAGTCATCTTCACTGTTGATGGAAGTTGGCCTACTGCCCTCGCTACTACAGATGATGTGGTCCTGACTGAGCATCCCTACAAGGAGGTCGTGACTCATCTAACTGGTCTTGACACTGCTATGTGGATGGGCGTACTCATGGACGACCAGATAGCTGCCAGTGAGTATGGGTGGCTTCAGACATGGGGACCTAATAACATGATGCATCCTCACAACTCCTGGGAAGGTGCAGACGGTGAACAGCTTCAGGTGTATGGTATCCACGGTAATACTCAGCAGTTGCCTGACACTACTAGCGCTATCACGCATGGAAGCTGTGTTCCTGGTACTCAGCAGGTAGTTGGTCTGGCTTACGCTGAAAGTGGCGGTGCTGACTACAGTGTGGGTACTACAGTATGGTTGACTATCATGCCATAAGGAGGTAAGAAGTGCCAAAGAAAACTGAGCCAAAGAAAGACCTAAAAGACCTAAGCATTGATGAGCTTGAGGTACTGGCAGGAAAGAAGGGTCTTAGTAAAGAGGAGCTGATAGCCAGGCTATCCAAGTAGTTACAGGGAGGGCATCGTGTTTCAGAGAGTATATAATCGTGGAGATGTGGTAGTGGTAGCATGTAAGGTATGCGGTAATCTCTACAATCATATCTACGGTAAGGAAGAAATGCGATGCCCTCGCTGCTATGAGGCATGGAAACTTCAGCAGAAGTTAAAGAATAGCAGGCAGCTTATATTCTTTACCTAGGAGGACACTGTGTGGAATACGAATACAATGGTGCAAGAGGATATGCCATCAGTAATGGCGGATTCTGTAACATGGCTTAAGCCGTCAACTGGCGAGCAATTCCGTGTAGTAGATGGAGAGTGGGTGGTACTTCCTGTAGTGGCGCATTCTCATCCTACTCACTCTGACATCAACTTCACTGGTACTGTATCTGCCGATGATAATCTAGGACTTACAGGTGAGAGGACTCTAGGCGGCTACAAGATTACATTTAAGAAAGGACTACTGGTCGGCTTTGGAGCCAGTATAAAGGAGGCAACTATGCCTAATCCTAAAATGGACGCGCTAACTAAAGACTCATCTGATGCTCAGATACAGGAAGCAATCAGTGCAGAAATAGAAACTTGTATGGGAGAGCCTGGCGCTGAGCAACGGGCTTGTGCAGGAAGAGCATACGGGATAGCCCGTGAGAAGACAGGGAAGGAACTAAACTACGGAAGATAGGGAGATAAGATATGATACCGACCAAGTGGCATAGTGCTTTGATAGACCAGTCTGCAGATGATGACCTGTCAGAAGAAGTAGATCTGCAAGGATTCTTTGAGTTCCTAACTGTAATTCAGCCTGAACTTGATGGTGCTCATACTGTTACTGTTCATATAGCTATGAACTCAGGCGGGACTTACTATCCCATATATCAGTTAGATAATGATACTGCCGCCGACTTCCAGCAAATAACTACGGGTCTTGCTACTGCTCGCTCTCTGGTATTTAGGATAGGTGGAGCTCAGTTTATCAAGGTAGCTGTAGGAACTGGTGTAACAACTGACAAGACCTTCTATGCCAGAGGGTTTAATAGAGGTTAAGACGTGGCGAGGTCATTATCGGCAACCTTTCTGGCAGCTCAACAGGCTGCTACTAATACTCCATACTATAAGCTAGTTTTTACTAGCAAGGATGGAAACACCACTGTTGACCTCAGTACTAACTCTGCCACCTACGGTAATCGCATCTTACTGATAGACCATATTGAAGAGCCTTACGATGACTATGCCACTATTATCCTCCGTAATGTAGACCGCTCTATTCCATCAGTCAAAGGCTACTGGATAGAAATTGGCTACGGCTACACTACTGGTGCTGGCGATGAGTATCTTGGCGATGGCACTAATGAAGGTGCTCCTCCCAGACTCTGGGTGAAGCACCAGCAAACCATATCTTCTGGCGGTAAGTTGTGGGAAGTTCTAGAGCTTGAAGGTATGTGGGCTAAGCTGAGAGAGCAAGTAATGCGACTCGGTAGCCCTCCACTGTATACTCCATCCTATACTACTGATACTATCTATGATATTATGGTAATCGTCTTAGCTGAGCTTAGCATGACTCTAGCTGCTCTAGCTGAAGATGACGGTATTATAGACTCCCTTCAGCCTCAGTTCGACATCAACGCTCAGCCCTTTGAGTACGCAGCACCGCTACTGTACCGACTGCTCAACATGACTGCCAGCTACCTGAAAGCCTTAGACGACTTGGAGTTTGAGATTAAATATCCTCAGAGTGGCGATAGTGTAGACTTAACCTTTTATTCAGATGCCGCTCCTTACTTCTACGAGTATCTGGAAAGAGTCAATGTGCTAGTACCTAATCACTTTCTTGTCTATGGTAACGAAGGTACTGATGGACTATGGACTAGCTACATAGTCAGTGCAAGTCCTAACGGAGTAGACCAGGATGAGATAGACGCCTATGATGAGATATATAGGATAGTTCTAGCTGGTTCACTAACTAGCCAAGCTCAGGTGAACAGTAGGGCAGCATCCTTATTGAAGAGAGCCAAGTTTGAGCAGATGGCTGGCAGAATGTATGCTCCTCATGATGCTAGAGTAGAACTATATGACAAGGTTCGGACAGTTGATTCTAGAGGTTTTTAGACTATGCAGCAGATAATTATAGGAGGTGCCGCAGGTCTTAGCACTACTGCCGCTAGATATCCTCATCTTCAAGGTGGCAGTGTAAACGCTAACACTACAGGCTCAGGGCAGGTAGTGTCAGTTGCTGGTGTATTCAGTGGACTACGAATACGCCTTAGCGCTGCTCCTGGAACAAGCAAGTCATATACATTTCGTCTTGTAAAGAATGGTGTTAATACTGATATAGTAGTTGTTATATCAGGTACTGACACTACTGGCATAGATAGTGCCCACACGGCTAGTGTAGTAGCAGGTGACTATCTTTGGCTTAGCTGTACTCCTAGTGGAACTCCTGATGCGGCTGACTACAGCTCCTCCATTGTCTTTACAGGAGACTCTGCTCTTGTAATGGGAGCACCTAGGAACGGAACTGGAAGCTACGATACGAACTATGTAGCTCTTATGTGTGCCTCAGCATATGTGACTAGTAGTGAGACTATCCATAGACAGGTAATCCCTACTAATGGCACTATTGGAAGTCTTTACGTAAGAACACATGCTGCTATAACTTCTGGTCAGACACTAACATTTACACTTAGAGTCAACGGGGTTGATAGTGCTCTAACTTGTACTATACCTAACAGTGGACAGACTGCTAATGACACAACTCATGGAGTGAGTGTGTCTGCTGGCGATATTGTTACTCTCAAGATGGTAGGAACTCCGTCAGGTGCGGGACGTCCTGCTGTCTTTCCTACGTGGGGAGTTACCTTTGTGCCTGATATAGCTGGTGAGTCTATACTTATGAACAATCCGTCAGGGAGTATGCACCAGACTAATGTTGAGTACAACTGTCCTTCTTCCAAAAGTCAGATTGCTTGGGGTGTTACTGAAAGCAATTATTACCAACTGGCTAATGACTGTAAGGTAGGTAAGTTCCATGTACTACTTTCTGCTACTCCTCAAGCAGACAATAGTTATACACTTACTATCAGGGACGATGGGGCTGACACAAGTGTAGCAGTTACTATATCTGATACAGACACTACTGGCAATAATACAGCTGACGTTGCAGTTGTTGCTGCTGGGAGTGTGCTATCTGTAAAGTCCAATCCAAACACAACTACACCTCGGGTTAGTGTTGCCTACTGGGGATTTGCTATGAACCCAGTTGTAACCCGACCTACCGATGCTGTAGCCAGAGTCTCCTCTATCCGCCATATCTGCCGACCTGGCTTCTGCCGTATGCAGGTTGGGCTAGGCGACTTAGGCTTTGACGTGGATGTGGCAGAAGCTACTGTAAGAAAAGCACTGGATACTGCTATCAATATATACGGAGGTGTTGGCGAAGAACCTTATGGTCCTAAGGCTCCTGTATCTAAACCAGCTGAGCCACCTGCTATGGATAGAATGATAGAGGAGGAGAGAAGGCTACGAGAAGCTGGTGCTGAAGCATATAGAAGGCAGTATACTGGTATGCAATTACCTCCGCCTCAGTTTGAAGAGATACGGCAGTTTCCAGGTCCTCCCAAACCTAAGACTCTATGGCAGAAGATTACACCTTGGAAGGAAGAGCGTGGAGAAACATTCCTATCAGAGGTCAAGGAACGTTGGAGAGCTATAACACCTTGGAAGGAAGAGGTAGGGGAGACATTTGGCGGAGAAGTAGTGGAGAGAATTGAGTCTATGAGGAAGTGGATAGGAGGTCTGTTTAAGTAATGTCAGTGAGAAAAAGGCATATATCAACAAGACCAGCGGATGAGCCTATAAGCACTAGTCCGACTGGCATGGACTTTGAAAAGAGGGAGCTACTAGTGACTCAAGTAGCAGGCGTAACCGTACAAGCAGTGGCATCTCCAGTAGCTAGTGCAATAGTAACCTATGAGGATGTGGCAGTAAGCCATAATGGTAGCATGGTTTACAAACTATAGGAGGTATTATGGCTGCACTTAATGAGAATGCAATAACCAGATTAGCAACAGTATCAGGCGTTGATATGAAGACTGCTGGTAAGACTAACCTCTATGTTGTTCCTAGCGGTAAGACTCTATATGTTACTCATGTGATAGTTAGAGAACCATCAGCTTCTATGTCTGGTGGTACTGACTATGACTTAGGTACTGGTGCTAACTGTGATACATGGAGGCAGTCTGTAGACCTCTCAAGCATGACCACATTAGCTACTGACTATATGGTCATATCTGGAGCTGATGTTACTAAGTATACTGACTGTGCAGCTGCTAGCGTATTTGGTATTAAGGTAATAACTGGCACTACAGCAGCATGTACTGCTACTATAGATGTATTCGGATTCTTAGCGTAAGGATGTACGATGGCTAAAAAGATAGTCCCAGGACATGAGTACCCCAAACTGAATGAGGACGGTATCCTTGAGCACAATGTCCAAGTAAAAGTATCTGAGCTTAGGCTTACTCCTAAAGCATCCTCGACTGGTGCTGAAGGAACCATGTTCTATGACTCTGATGATGACCATGTCTATGTAGCTACTGCATAAGGAGGTGTTATGGAATCAGTAACAGTATGGCTAAAGAACCCAGTGGTCACTCTCTATGTTGGAGCCGACCCTAGTAAAGGTCAGGCTCCAGCGATAACGACAGTGCTTGTTAAGCCTCAGGTGCTGTTTGACTATAAGAACAATACTATAAGTATTGTAGAAACTAAGTAAAGGAGGGCAAGGAAATGGCAGTAACATGGAAGAAACTAGCCTATGAGGACGATGTAGTAACTAAGGCATTATTTGACGCAGATACATTTCTGTATGCTACGGACGATGATACCCCAGTTGCAACTAGCCCAGCGGATGTTATGGCAGCCCTTAGTGGTCATGCAGCTGCTGAGTTCCTGATGAACACCCAGAAGATTGGTGGAGTAGTAGACCCAACTACTGACCAACAAGCTGCTACCAAGAAGTATGTAGATGACCAAGTTGCTACGGCTAATGGGTTTATTGAGCTAACTGATACTCCAGCCAACTATACTGGTGCAGCACTCAAGATTGTGTCTGTTAATGCTACTCCTGATGCTCTGGAGTTCATAACTGCTGCAACTTTGGCTGCTCGCATGGCACTAGACGATGTAGGTGTACCTGATGCTGAAGTGGACTTTGACCTTCAGCAGGCTAAGGACCTCATCCTTATGACCGTAGCAAATGAGGCAGCGTTACCTACTACAGGTATAGCTGTTGGGCAAATTTGCTTTGCCACTGGTGAGTTAACTGCTCATATCTGCACTGTGGCGGCGTAGAGGAGAGTTATGACTAAGCAGGAAAGGGAACTCTTGAGGCGGCTGGATGGCGCTTATAGGTTGCAGCGTCTTGACAAGATGGGCAGGCTACAGAATAAGCTGGTCAAGGGTATAGCTAAATCTCAGATGATGCCTCAGGATGTGCTTATGGTTCTGACCGTTATAGCAAGACAGGTGGAGAATATGTTCATTAGTGGTTTGCAATCTAAACGGGGGGACAAGTAATGGCAGTAACATGGAAGAAGTTAGCATTCGCTACTGATTGTGTTACTCATGCTCTGGCAACTGCTGCTAATGACTTTTTGGTAGCAACTGGCTCTGGCGCTTATGTCAAGAAAACACTGGCTGAAACACTGACCATACTTGGTAAGGCTGCTGCTAGTGGTTTAGCCTCCCTAAATGCTTCTACTAAGGTAGTAGAGCAACCAGCCAGTATTACCGACCACCTGGAGGGCACGCCGACGGAAGACTTAGCTACCAAGGCTCCGACCTCTGAGTGGGCTTATGACCACGTGGCAGGAGCAGACCCACATACTGGTTATAGACTTGAGTCTGCTAACCACAATCATCGAAGTGCCGGAGCACAGGCTGGTAAGTTAGACCATGGCTTAGCTCTCAGTGGTTTGACACATGATGACCATACTCAATATATAAAGCACTCACTTGCTACTGCTGTCAGTGATTTCTTGGCGGCTTCAAGAGCAGGCGTTTACATTAAGAAGACTTTGGCTGAAACTTTAACAATACTAGGGAAGGCAGCTGCTTCTGGCTTGGCTTCTCTTAATGCTTCTACTAAGGTTGTTGAACAGCCAGCCAGTATAACTGACCACCTAGAAGGAACACCAACAGAGGATTTAGCTACTAAAGCTCCCACTTCTGAGTGGGCTTTTGACCATGGTGCTGACGTTGATGCTCACCATGCCCGTTCTCATGACCACTCCCTTGTTGCTGATAATGACCTGCTCAACCCGATGGCAATCTATCGTGTCGATAATGGCTGCTTGCGGGTGCTTAATCCTAAAGGCGGGGCGTATTATCATAGCGCTTACATGACAGGGCTAACCCGAATAAAACTACCGACCTGGCACACTGGTAATCTAACCCTCAGAGGCACAATTACTACGCTGATAGAGGATGCGACTCTTACATTTGTCTTGAGTGGTCGCACTGAGACGAGTTACCCAGCTTGGAGATTCACATCTGCTAGGATAAGTGGAACTACTCCAAGGCAAATAAAGGTGAGGTTTGCCAGAAATGCAGCCAATAATAAGTGGTATATCCTTATAGGTGAAACAACCGACTATCTCCGTTACTATTATATAGCCATAACCAGTGTAACAGTCGGCTATGGGCAAGCCATCGCTGACTATAAAGAAGGCTGGGAAATCTCAATAGTAAATAACCTGACTGGCTACAATATTG